CATTACATGCCTTGTCGGTCGAGGTCGGTCCAAGCTGATAACGGTTCTGTCCAGGCGTCGGGAATAGGACACCCTCATTCTCGGTCCACAGATGCAGCCCCGTGGCGTCCCATGCTTTGACAATCGCATTCAGAGCGTCAGACCAATCCTGCACTTCCTGAGCGCTCGGCGTTTCACCCGACGCCCATGCACCAACCTGACGGCCGGCGCGAAGAATAATTTGGTTTCGGTTCGGCTGATAGGTTGCGGTTCCGCTCGTCGTTGCCATCAAACCGTTCCGACTTGCCAATTAAAGGCGACCACAAGACAGGCCGTATTGATATCGTTGGTTCCCAACACACAGCGAAGCCGAATATACCGAGCGTTATAGATCGTGTTCGCTACCGGCTTCCATTCCGACCATTGCCCGGCAACGGTTGCCGTAGAAATCTCGATGCGGGCAAATACAAACGCCGTCCAGACAGTCGGAAGAGCGCCAGAAGCGTTCGAAATAAGCTGCATCGTCCCCGTGCTGAACAGGTCCGGGATGCCAAACAGATTTAAGACTTGGTAAAGGTCGAACGGGCTTGCGACTACATACGAGGGAAGGCCCACATAGGCGCAATTGACCCACACTTGCAGGTTGCGCACCGATCCCGCGTCAATTGAAGAAACAGGAGAATAAACGCTTGCATCTACGGTCCCGCCCGCTTGCGATAAAACGGCGTTAGGGGTTGCGCCAGCAGAAGAAGCCGTCCCGACGATAACTCCGGGCCATCCCGCCATCTGTTCGTCATTAGACGCAATCAGGTTTGGAAGCGTGACGGTTTGTGAGACAAATGTATTTGTTTGACGCGGGCGCGATTCAGGAACGCGCATATCGTCCTTGCGTCCGCGAACAAAGTCCTGCGGATGGCGCGCTTCCCAACTTCCATCGCGAACAATGCGCCCGTTCCATTCTTTCTTCGTGCGATAAGAACGGGTTTTGAAGCCCGTTCGCTCGCATATCCGATAGAAAGAACCAGGAACGTAGTGAAGGTCGTTGACCAACTGACTGCGGCCTATTTCAGACTGTAATAGGTGGCGGTTGCAGTCGTGCCGCTGGAATTAACGGTCGTGACCGAATACGGAAGCGTCGTCAGTCCAACAGCCACCGGGACAATCAGGACCGAGCCATCCGTGAACGTCACAGACACGTTGCCCGCACCCGTGCAGATAACAGCAACGCCACGCTGCGGCGCATAGGCTGTTCCGACAGTCATGGCGATTGCGCCAGCAAACGGCGCGCTGAACACGTCCGCAACAGCAGGAGCCGAAGCGAAAAGTGCAAGAGCGAAAGCAAGGGAAGCAAGCTTTTTCATATCAACTGCACTCCCTTGATGCACTCAAGCTCAATCGTGTAGCCAGAGCCGGACGCAAAACCGACAGTCGTAAACACAATGTCGCCGGTCGGAGACGTTCCGTTGTTCGGATAGCCGCCCGCATACACCCCGTTGAAATCGAGAATGTTGGTATTCTCGGGCAGGTACACGAGGTCAACGTTCGGCGATCCCTTCCACTGAATGCGAACCGCGCCGCCATAAATCGAATAGCGAATGCGATTGATCTTCAGGTGAAGACCGGGGTTCGGAACAAGCGACGAGACAGTGAGCTTCGTTACGCCGTTTTCGCCCGTGCCATCCGAAAAATTCGTGAACTTGGCATTTACGCGGCGGGCGCCATCGTAAATTTGAGACGTGACCACATCGGCCATGATTGTTCTCCGAAATGAGCGGGGCGGCTGTTACACCGCCCCTAGACCAATCAGGCCGGGGTGACGCCGGTAACGCCAATGGTGCCAGCAGCCATCGAGGCTACGGAAGGCGTCATAAAGATTGTCAGCTTGTTCGTTCCGTTCGAAGCGCTCTGCGTCGCATACGTGCCGCGCACATCGCCCGTGGTCGAAGTCGCAGGCGAGGTCTGGTCAGCGACAAGGAAGCCGGTCGAAGACGTGATAAGCGAGCCCGCCCAGTAAATATCCTGGTATTCCCAAGACAGGGTGCGCATGGGGATGCCGTACACGTCGCCCGTGCCAACCGAGACGTTCGAACCAGACATAGTGCCGCCCGGCGTGACAGAAACGATGTACTTGAAAGACTTCTTACCGGAAGCCACGCCAGCGTTCGCACCCGTGATGGTCTCGGTCTGCGGAAAGCCGTACAGATCAAAGCCGGACACCGTGAACGTGCCGCCCGAGTCGTTGCCGACTGACGTAACGCGCACATTGCGCGCAATCGCTTTGGTCGGGTCATAACAAGCAATTGTCGTCCAACCGGAGTTGGCGTTCTGCGCGCGTCCAAAGTTGACGAGGCCAGCAACGCCGTCAATTGCAAGAGCGTTGGCAGGGATCGCAGCCCAGTTGCCAATGCTTGAAACAGGCTGAATGGCTGACAAAACCGTGATGCCCGCGCCAGACGATGAAACAAGCGTCAAGGCAACGCCGGTCGTCGCAGCCTGAGCAGCGGCGATATTCGTTGCGGAGATAGCAGAAGGAACCTGGTCAACAAGCATCGGCTCGTTGTTGTACCAGGCGATAGCACCGGCGCGCGTGGTGTTGTAACCCCAGCGCGCATCAATGATGCCGATGCCAAGGTCAAACAGCGACGGGGCGCGGTCGGGGTTTTCAGAACCACCCGAGCCAAGCGGCGGGCGCTGCCCGAAAATGATGAGCGGGCCTTTTTCAGCAGAAACTGCCATGTGCGTAATCTTTCAGGTTCGCGCCGCCCCTGTGTACGGCCAATGCAGGGCAAGGAAGATGCGCGGCGGGCGCAATACCCGCCGCGCAAAGGCGATCAGACGCCGGGGGNTCCGTACACGCCGCGCCAATCGGTCCAGCCGACCGAATAACGCTCGTAGCAAGCGGCCTTCGCGTTCTTCGTGTCGAAATCGTTGTCCTGGTCGAAGGACACGGCTTCGCGCTCGAAATACTGAAGACCACGCGGGATGTTGGTACGGATAAACCAAGCCGTCGCGGACGACAGATAATGGTTCAGCCTGATGCCCTTCGGGAACGCATTCGTGGCCTTCAGGACGTTGATAGCGTTATTGGTGCTATCGTTCTGAAGGACAGACTTGAGAATGCGGTTCGCCTCATACCAAAGCTGCGGCGGGATGTGCAGCGACTGAGGCAGAGCCGAAATACGCAAGCCACGCGCGTTCTGCGCCTGCATGATCTGGATAACCAAATCTTCAATCGCAGCTTCCGACAGATCGGCGGCAGTCGTGAGCAGGTTGCTCTGATTGCCCGAAACGGTCGGATGCGCATTGCTGATCATCGAGGCGCCATCACCGCCCACATAGGAGGCGTTGAACGCACGATTATAGACGTTGGCCGCGACGTTCTCTTTGGTCTGACGCATCGAGAAGGCAAGGGCCTGCGCACGGCGCTTCGAAACGACTTCGTAAAGATCGTCGCGAAGTTCCTCATAGGTCACGATGTAGCCGAGGGCATACGAAACGTGAGTGTAGCGGGTAACGGCGCCCTGGCTTTCCGTGTCGTAAACGATAGCGGTGCTTTCGTTTTTAACCGGCGCCAGACCGAAACCCGTGATTTCCACGTCTTCTTCGTAAGCCTTATCGGAGGAGTCCTTGTCGAAGAGGTCCGTAAATTCTTCGACGTGTTCCGAGTAAGAACGACCCCAGAACGCATGCACACCCGGCCAAAGGGCTTTGGGATGTGCGCCAGTGGTAATGATAGCCATGACGGTTCCCCCTTAGACGCCGGTTGTCTGCGCATTGAGCGCATGCAGGTTGATCCGGCAGAGCCATTTCGCATTCGTGCCGCCGACGTTATCCGCCTGCTGCAACATACGAATGATGCGCATCTGAAGGGTGTTGGTCGTGGCAAGTGTGGACGAGTTCAACTGCCAGCCGGAATAGCCGGTGACGGTCGAACCAGAGCCCGAAACAAGATTCACGTTCTTGTTCGGGGCGTTCGCCACGGTCATTGCGCCGTTTTCCTGAACTTCGTAGAGAAGATCAAAATCGTCAGCGACGAGGATATACTGCGCCGTCGAAGCCGGGTGATAGATCGGCAGATCGCGGGTCACAGCAGTCACGGGATCGCCGCCGTTCACGATGCCGACGACAGCGCCAAGAATGTTATTCGAGGAGCCAGCGGTGGCAAGCTGAACAGCCGGGATGCCGTTCGCATCGGCAGAGTTCGTAACATAGGTTACGGGGTCGCCGATGTAGAGCGCCGTAGCGTACGACGCGGGGACGTAATAGATGTTGGCCGCGCCGTTGTACGGCTCGCCAGTCGTCCGCTTGTACGGGATAAGCCCGCGCGGAATATTCGCATTTGCCATGTGGGTTCTCCCAAAGGCGGTTTAAGCCAAGGCGCGCAATGCGCCGGTTAGGGAGTTCCGTCGAATTCTCTACGCCGCCCGATTGCTATGGCGGCGGTGTTTCGTGAAACTCTAGCGCGTCCCGACCGAGATTCGGCGGCCTTGCGCTGTAGGGTAAAACTTCTCCGACGATTCGCCGGAAGCAGCCGCGTCAATAGCGCCGCGCTTGATTGCCTGTTCGCGGTCGTTGACTTGCTTCTGCTCTGCCCTCATGTCTTCGTCATACCATTCCTGCGGTATTTCCATGAGGTAGCCGCTCAAAGGTCCGCCCGCTTTTGCTGTGCCGACGACGCGATTGATAGGCTGGTTCTTTTCATCGAGGACATGCGTATAGCCGGCCTCAATAGCTCGTGCGATACGGCCATCCTCATCGTTGAAGATGTGGCGGTGGTATCCTTCACGAACGGGATACGAAAGTTTCTGTTCCATCGTGCCAAACGGCTTGCGAACAGCGCGCGTACGCTTTTCACCATCGCCGCCGACATTGGTTTCAGCCTGTCCAAGTTCAGCCGTGCGGGCCTCCCTGGCGGCGCGGGTGCGGCCATCGAGGCGAGAGGAAAGGGTCTCGTTCATTGGTCGCTCCAATCGTAGGTCTTGCAATATTCTTCGCGCGTAAAGCCGGGGATGGTCTTGACGAATTTATCGCAAGCCTTTTTGGCGTCAGGCGGAAGGTTCTCGTACGTCTTGCCAGAACCACGGCGGGGCGGTGCGCCAGAGCCTTCCGAGACAGCGGGCGCGCTCGTGCGCCGTTCATTCTCAAACTTCTCAGGAAATGCACCTTTAACCCGGCGCTTCACTTCCTGTAGGCGATCCGCGATTGTCATATTCGGCTTGTCTTTGAACAGACCCGCCTCAATCGTCTTCGCCATCGCATTCATGGTCGGATCGGCGTTGAACCACGGGT